TCTTTAACTTCCTTTTTAACAGGTGCTTTCTTTGGCGCTGGTTTTTCAACTTTTGCCTTAGGTTTAACAACTGCTACTTGGACAGGATATCTTTTCTTAACAACAGATAGTACTCTATTCCAAGAACCAAAAGCTCTTCTTAGAAGATAGTCCTTAACAGGTACATCGTTGCCAAAACCTTTATATGTAGCTAAATCCATCTCACCGCCATTTTTGGCCATGAAATCTGACAAAGCCTTTACCATCATGTCTTTTGTCATTATTCTTCCTCGCTTGGTGGGGTCTCTTGTGGCCTACCACCTTCTTCGGGATTTGCGGCTGAACCTGCGATATTCGCAGGAACTCTTGGTTGATCAAATCCTGAGATTTCTTCAAGTCTCAATGCCTCCCTTGCTTCATTCGGTGTCATAATACCTGAGTTGACAAGTGTAGCATAGTAGCTTGCTTGGTCTCTTAACTCTGGCTGAAGTGCTGGAATACCAGACACATTCTCATCAAGTTTGAAACCGAAGTATCTCTCGAAAGCATACTTAATTTTGTTAGTAATTGGTAGTATGGTTTCTAAATAATATAATCTATGGTTTGGTCTTAAATTTGCATTATTACCGCTATCCATCAAAATTGGTGGCACACCTAACGCTTTCAAGATTATCTTTTCATTATTGTTAATACCTTCCTGAAAATCTAAATCTTTAAAACTAACTTCGGTTAGGTTTTCCACTTCTAGACCACCATCTAAAAATAGTGGTCGTCTTCCACCAGACTGTGGATTGTATCTTGCAACCCAAGCCTGTAACATTCTCTCTTTAATTTTCTCTGAGAGTGTGTTCGGTGATTTCAGTACCAATCCTGGTACTGCTCCATTTTTGAAGAAGTTATCCTGGAATCTTCTCATGCTTGATAGTAACTGCATAGTTCTAAAAGCAGGTTTGAGTCTAGGTACTCCTCTGTAAATGGAATTAAAACTGTTTTCTTTGATATGTATGATTTCACTTGGACTATAATCAATACTGTGGTCAAAAGTATATTTTTCTATATAAGTATTCTCATCACTGTGTATAGTCATGTGATCTGCTGGAAGATGGTACAGATGTGCGCCATCAAAATATATAAAGATATTTCCATCAATCAGTAAGTCTATCAAAAGATTTCTTTTAAATGTGCTTACATCTTGAAATGGATTTGGTTCTTTATTTAGTAATAAGTCGACTCTAGTTCTTCTTATATCTTTCTTTATAGGTTGTATGCCTTGTATTTTTTCGCCCACATCGTATGGTACTTCAGCAGAGTCATCCACAATCATGTTGACTGCTCTATTTACCACTTCTAATGTTTCGTAGGCTTGTCTATAATTTGTAACATTTTCACGGCTATCAATGGTCATTCCCTCATCACGGGAAATTACATATTGAGAAGGATTTAATTTTTCCTCTCTATTAATGCCTAAAAATCTATCGTACCATGCCATATTTTTGTCTCTGTATATCCACCCAATGTTGTTGCTTCTTTGCTGTTATTAACTTTGGTCTTTTACCATATATGTTATGCAGTTTAAGGTGGTGCATATGACATAAAGTAACAGCTTGGTTATAAACTTCGTCTTCGTTTTCTTTTATGAATTGTTCACGAAGTGCTAGTATTTCTTCCTCTGTCTCAATGGTGATGTTTCTTTGTTTCATCCACCATTCAAGTAATTCAGTTAGTCCGTTATAGTGATGAAAGTCCAGGTTTTCTGTACTTCCGCAGATGTAACATTCCGTCTCTTTTTTATATTTAGACTTGGCCTTGTCACGAACATATTTAACTAAATCTCTTTTTAAAGTCATAAACCTACTTGTATATAAGAATTGTAACAAAAATTTTAGCTCATGTCAAGAACTATTTTTGATAGGTATAATTAGAAGGTAGTCGCACTTGTTTCGAACGAATAGAGTGCATATCGAATCGCGTCCGCCATGTGAGATGCATAATTATGTTTAGGTTTTTCCTTTAGCAGATTTGGATTCGGATCCCACTGATATTGGTCTAAACATAGTAATGATTCTTTACATCCTTGATGAACAAAAAGTTGATCATTGTCTACAATACCAGCTACTGCACCAATACCATCTAGTACTGATTTTTTTGCATTAATAGTAGTAATATCATAGTTCTGCGCAAAGTCAAATCTTGTTTGCTGAGCGGCTGAGTCAATGTAAATATAATCTATATCCCACTTGTCTATTAGTTTCTTAATTTGCATCGCATGTTGCTCAGTAGTTCTTTCACTATCTAAGTATTCATCTACTAAATAGAACTGCTGTGAGTCCCAGTCATACGCAATCACACAGAAAGCTGTTGGGTCTTTGTAGCCCACATCCATTCCTGCAAATATATCCATTCTTCCAGTCTCTAGTTCGGATAAATCTGCAATCTGTGTTTCATGATTAAATGCCCATACCTGACCTTCAAAGACATTGAAGTCAGCCATGTACTCTTGGTTAAATTCTGCTTCAGACATAGTCTTTTTTGCTTCTGCTATATCTTGTTCAGAAAGTCTTGGATTCTCATGGTAAGTTGCTCGGACTGATGCCCACTCTGGAAACTCATCACTAAATCCTCTGTGCCAAAACTCTGCAAACCAATTGTTTCTACCCCTTGGAGTAGATATAAATATAGCTTTGGAGTTTTCTTTATCTAGTGTAGGACGAAGTGCAACATTGAAGGCATCTTTACCATCAACTAGTGCGGCTTCGTCAAAGATAATTAAATCGTAACTTCTACCAACTACTGAGTCTACCTGATTGACAGAACCCATACGGATTGTTGACCCATTAGATAGTTCTATAACTTTATCTTTCGCATTATCTCTTGTAACTTCCAAATCAAAATGCTTTATCAGTTGTCTTTGTAAATCGAATGAGATTTGTGAAAGTGAGTAGTTAGGTGACATTAGTAGTACATTTGAACCTGGTACTAGAGTGATTAATTGACCTATAATATTTGCAATATAAGTTTTGCCTTGCCTACGAGAAATCGCGGCACATACAAATCTATATTTCGGATTATTTATAGCATTGATCAATGCTGTTTGTGATGAATTAGGCTGAACGCCTAGTAAGTCCATGTAACCATCAATAGGTAACTTTATAAATTTTCTTTCATCAAATGCCATCAGTTCATCACTGATGATATCTTTTCTACTAATAGTTATCAATGTATTGTCTCGTTAAAGAAGTTTAATAGTTCATCGTCCTCGTCTAAGAGTCCGGCTTGTAGTGCTTTTTCGTATAGGTATAAGAAGGAGGCTGACATTTGTTTTAAATTTTTCTCCTGTGCTGAGAGACTTCGTTTTTCCGCCATCTCCAGCATTTTTGCTAAAAAGTTATGTGCGTGGATTTGACTTTCATCTAACCACATTTTTCTACCATCAATTGTTGGTACTGCCATTATCTTCTCCTTCTTCGTTTAATACCTTTCACATGTTTTTGACTTCTAGGTGGTCGTTTTTTAGAACCTCCTTTACCTGCCCAAAACACTTTGTTTGCCCAGTAAGCTGCAGAAGATTTACCTTTACGGATGTTTCTGCCATGTCTGGCTTTGAAACTCTTCCTCGCTGCTGCGCTATAATTATGACCCATCCCTTGCGCTCCGAATCTAATTATTTTTATTCTACCACCAACTCGTACAGCAACAACTGCTTTCTTAGTTTTGTGGTTGGGTGTTCTTTTTGGTTTGTTCAAACCAGAGAGTCCCGCTCTCTTCAATCGAGCTTTTTCAGCTTTTGTTAATGCCATGTTAGTCTCTAAAATTCCAAAATACTAATGCGTATCTTGTCCCTTTGGTTACTTTGTCTACACCATGCCACCACTTATCTTTTATTTCTAAACCATCTTGTGGAAACTGTATAGCTTGACCAACTTTCTGTTCTAAAGGTTGTTCTCCATTCTTACCGAGTGAGAGCTGTCCGCCTTCATAATCATCATTTAAAGGAATAATAACAATATCCTTTGCAGTTTTGTTTGTTCCTTCTTTCCAATAATTACTTTGGCACATCCACATACTATCTCTGTGAGGATTGGTATAATCTCCTTCCTCATATTTCATTACTTTACTTCTATAGACAGGTAAACCATCCCAAGTATCAAAGCAACTAAATTCAGATTGCTGTACGCTTCTTCCTCTACCACCTTTTGTGAGAACGACAGTATTTGCTTCAAGCTCATCTTTTGTCATGTGCTGTGCATCAACATCAAAGTTTATATCTCTTTTGTATACATCATTTTCCCACTCATCAATAGAATTAATAATCTGTTGACAGTGTTCTTTTGATAGTGCGTTCTCAGTATATTTTAACATTATCTTCCTCTTCTAGGTAGTATTCTTCCTGCTGATCTTTTTCCAAATCTTGCTCTTTTTGGATTTACAGTCTTCCCAAATCTTGGGCCGATTGCTTTAGGTGCTGAACCATAAAAACCTGCTGCACTAGACATCGGGCTTTTTGTATTAACAAAAGTACCTGCTGCTGCATTTAAGTCTCTGGTTAGTCCTCTTTTTAATTTATGTTTACGGATCTTCTGAGTACCGTGTACACCAGTAGGGCCGCTTAAAAATGAACCAGTTCTAGCCATTTCTTTCTCCTATAAGCTTTTTAATTTGCTTATCCCGAAAATCACACTCCTGCATAGTTGCGTAATTTTTCATTTTTACTAATTGGGAAAGGGCTCTGCGCCTCTCTATTACTACAGTAGCGACAGTTTTCTCAATCGCAGATAGCTTTCTAGTCATTTCGAACTTTCTAGCTAGTGCGCGATTAGTCATTACCTTCTCCTTCTTCGTGTTGTTTTTCTTTTCCTCTTAACAAAAGTAGCCACATTTCTTGGCTTGCCACCTGGGTTACCTGCCTTTCTCTTTCTTCGAACTGCAGAACGCTTTTGCGCATCTGTCATTCTTCTAGCTTTACTAGCAGGAACACATTTTGGATATCCTCTTTTGCTGTTTCTTGCAGACTTTCTTCCACATGGTGGATGTCCTCCACCTTTTCTTTTACGAGAAATGTCTACCCATCCTTCTTTGAACCATTTTGTTAGTCCACCTTTTGGTTTAGCCATGGTCATCGTCCAATCCGTTAACTAAAGAGTTAGCGGCTTGCACTACTTCATGTTCTGATACTGCTAATTTATTAGTCCACCATGTAGGTAAACCGTCTTTATCTTCATCAATATTATCAAGTATCATCTGGCAATGTGACATAATAGTCTTACAACTATTAATAGCAGATGCAGCATCAGTATGCCCACCTTTAACTATAATTTTACCGTCTTTTAATATTGCTCTCATTATTTCCTTCTCTTTCTTCCAGTACCCATACGATACCTTCCGCCTCTTTTCTTGTAAGTTTTGACTAACCAACCATTAGCATATGCTGATGGGTATACCTTAAACTTTCGCTTTGCTTCAGCTTTTACTCTAGCATATAGCGATGGGTTTGTTGGTACTGGACGCTTCTTAGCGGCCTTTCTTCTTCTCCTTCTTACTGCCATTGCTTCTCCTCAATGCACCGTGGGCATTTCAGCCCACGATACCCCCGAAATGTTTATTTGTCTTTCGCTCTGCCAACATTTAAGGCAAACCAGTCAACTAATTTGTAGACTTTCTTCATCCAACCATCATCAATAGGAGTTGGAGTAACGGCAGCTATGAATGAACATAACATCACTATAGTAGGGATGACTGCTATCCATGCTTGGAGCCATTCAAAGAATCCTAACATAATTATCTCCTTTTGTACTTGCCACCTCTTTTACGACGCTTACAGTACTGCTTTTGCGAAAAACCTTTAGGCCTTGCGCAGTTTATTTTCCTCTTACGAGACAGTGTCCACTTGCTAGTAGCCATTCCCGGTGGGATTATCTTGTAGAGTGTCTAATGTACCTCTCCACAAACTTTGCCTATCCACTTTATAACCATGACTAAAAAACCATGGTAATCCAGTGACATAAGTATTTAAGATCCTCTCGAGTCGAGTTTTATGCTCTATTTTCACTGTGCATCTATATAGTTTTTTATCACTATAGTCGACAACATATAAACCGCCAAATAGGCCGTCATTATTTTCTAGTTTTCTTGCTTCATCTAAATTCTTAACACAAATAGTATTGAAAGTATCATGTCCATATTGGAATGACTGTGTACTGTTATTTGCGTCTCGAGTGATCGTTATTACTTCATTACGAACGCTAATTGTATGTGCATCAGCCCAAATGCAGAACGGTTGTAAGCCTATAGCTTGTTTGTTAGTTCTGCTTTCTCCTTCTAATCTTTCCCATGTTTCTTTCTTGAAGAATCTAGTGTTTCCTTTTCTAGAAAATATTTTGCCATAGTAAACAGGCACTTCCTTATCGTTAGGAAC